TAAGGAGAGCAGCCATGGCTTATCCCTTGAGTTTCGCTAAGAACGCTTGGTAAAAAGCAGCTGCACGTCCGTCGCCAATATGCTCATCGTCCTTGCTCGACGCACGGTAAACAACATAATCCACAAGCGTCGTCTTAAAGACGTTCGGCAGCTCAACGATGGACTGGTTGATGGTGTATGTAGCCGGATTCCGCACATAGCGAACATCCAGCGTCTGTGGAGTGGCCGGTGCCTTCGGGTATATAAAAAACTTAAGCGGGTCATCCGCAAACTTCGCCCATTGCCGCGCTGGCCCGGCGGTATCAGTACGCCAATTGGGGTTGTACATGTTCATCGTTGGGATATCGAACACGGTCAGCGCAGTACCTTGGTGAATGCACAAAACCTGCAGCAATAGCGCGGCGTCAGTGAATGTAATCCCTTGCTCGCACTGACCAGCAACACACACCATGTCGCCAACAGCTGAAAAAAGTTGCGGCCGCACTACGACGCATTCTTGAATCGCATCGTTCACATATATGAGAAGTTCTTCGTCTTCTTGACGAAACCCCGAACCGTGCGGATCAGTATCGCTTAGAACAAAGCGAGCCTCGGTAATAATCTCTTGTGGGGTCATGCCACAGGTCCCAAGTTAGGGGGCGGAGAAGGAGGAGGTAGCGATTGGCCCGGCGAATGCGCTATCAGCGGTCGGCCCAATGGATGAGCAACAACACTGCTACTAATCAAATGGTCGATAAGCCTCGCAGCGAAAGTGGCTTCTGCCTGAAATCCGCCAGAGCCGTTAAAAGCTGTTTTAGTCTCTTCCAGCGCTGCCAGATAACTGACACCCCAAAACTGCGTTTGGTAGGCCGTGGCGATTAGCGTCGCTTTGATGTAAAGCGACCCGGAACCAGAAAACGCAGTCATCAGCTCGCTGCTCCTTAAAACGCTACGTCAAAAAGACCTCATTTGAATTTGTTGTGAATTACGCCCATACGACTTCGCTGCCTCGATCGCGCCTTTCACTTTCGCTGACTTGAAAATGCCGTCATAGTACTTGCCCGCTTCTGCGTTCGTCCACGGCCGACCCGGTATCGCCATCAAGCGCGCAATCGCACCTGCGGCGATATCCTCTACGTAGTCGTCGTAAAGACGATCCGTAACACTGGTGGAAGTGCGCGTAGGCGCATACGCGACGCGTAGAAAAACATCGTGCGAATCCGTTCCAGCCGGACGCGGATAAAAATCGATCACGCCGGGAGCAGGTTGAAAATACGCACGCGGCTGCTGTCTCGCATCACGCCAACCAAGCACGCGCGAGTCCAATTCGTCGATCGTAGTCGACACAAGCGGTATGCCGTTCATCACACCCACCATGATCTGCGCGACCGAGAGTCCTGCGGGTGGCACCAACGTGAAAGGCAATGTCGCCGCCGTGACCGCTACAACGCCGTAATCTTCCTGCAGCCACAGCGTTTGAGTGCAGAAATCGATTGCGGCATTGCGAATAGCGTTGAGCGCCAACGGCTCTGGACAATCGGGAACATCCGGCATTACTTCTGGAAGCCATGCAAGGTACGCAGTCACAATTTACCTTCTCGGCTGCTAACGAATATTCAGATTGCGCGGCGGTTGCGGCTTTTTACTCTCCACTTTTGGTTCCGGTTCCGGCTCAGGCGGAGAAACAAGGTCGAGACCGGCCTGCGTCGGTTCCCAGCACGCGTTACCCTGCGAATATTTCGCGACAATAAGTCGCTTGCTGCCCTGCATTACAACCAGCTCGACACTGTGATCCTGAGCCTTGAACTGATCGAGCAGTTGCGCGATTACTGGACTATTCGTCATTCGACCTCCCGTGACGAGAACTCGGGAGAATGCTCCCGAGTTTCCCAAGTTACGCCGACATCAGGACGAGGAAATGCCCTACTGCAACCGCTTTGACGACGCACGCTTTTGCATCGGTCAGCGAAAAAGTTGCGTTCGCCGAACCGTTGTTGAAAGCGCCGCCTGTCGGTGGATAAATAATGCAAGCGCTCGTGCCCGAGTTATCCTTCGAGTAGATGTACCACTCGTCGCCCACTTCGTACGCAGCAGGAATCGCCACGCCCGTTGTGCCATCCTGCGCCGTAGTGACGTAAACCAGCGACGACGTGATTAGCGTCGCCGTTGCCCATGAGTTACCCGCGGCAGCAAGCGTGTTCAGTCCGTTCGCCCCTCCGGCTACAGCCTTAGCGGTGTTAATGAAGACGCCCGCCCGCATCATGTCTGCAACTTGACCCATATTGATCTCCTGTTGAAGACCGGGGGCCGAAGCCCCCGATCAGGTTGCGTTACGCCGACAGCGCCGCGAGCTTGTTGGCCCGGTAAGTGCTGGCCGAACCAGACGCCGTCACGACGACCATGGTGACGACCGCCGCGTCCAGAGGCTTGGACGCATTGACCGTGCCGCCGTTGATCGCTCCGCCAGTGGGCGGAAAGAGCAGACCAGCGTTGGCTCCACCGACGATGTAGAAAATCGTCCCTTTCGGCAGGTTCGCCGGAATGGTGAAGGCGTCACTTGCGTTTGCCACCGTTGCGACGGTGAAGTCGGCGTTGAGGATAGTGCCACCCGCCTGCGTTTGGGTGGTCGATGCAGTAGCCGCGGCTACCGAGTTATCGCGAGACATTGGCATGATGATTCTCCTGTGTGTGGATGCCGGTTACGACACGAAAGCGGTTGCGAAGGCCGTGTCTTTCGTGGCCTTGAACCCGAAGATGTTCAGCGACCGAATGTAGTCACCGAAATCGAACGGGTTGCGCACCTGCTCCGTCTTCGTAATCTGCGACGCAAAGGTGAGCGCCGACTTGTGCCCGGCGATCAGCAGACGACGTGCAGCCGTGTGAGTGGCGCCAATGGTCTCGGAACCGTCACCCGAGGTCATCGCAGCCGCTGCGGCACCGCGAGGCAGGTTGTTCGTCACGTAAACCGTGAAGCGATCGATGGTGCCGATCCGGCCGTTACGAACCATGGACTGCGAGTCGCCCATGAACTGCGCCTGCGCGAGGTTCGACTGCATGAGCAGATTCCGGGTATACGGATCGATCAGCAGCCAGCGATCCGTCTCAGGAATGTTCTGCTCGTCCAGCACACCGGAAAACGACGTCAGCATCTGCAGCACGTTCGAGCCGGTCAGCGTGACCGGCGTTGTGTTCGTGCCGAGGTTGTACGAAAGCGACTTCGCACCCGCGGTTGCGCCGCGGTTCGCGGCATCGGGCAGGCCGTAGGCCGAGTTGAGCGACAGATTGAAGAGCGAGGTGCTGTCCACCTTGATCTTCATCTGCATGCCCGCGTCGTTGCTGAACATGTCCATCAGGTTGGGCTTGGACTGGTACTCGATCACGTCCGAGACTTGAAACGCGAAGTACAGGCCTTGGTCGATCGTGAGTTCCAGCGTAGACGGAGTCGGCACCTCGTAAGTCAGACCCTGACCCACGACGTAGCGGTTGACCGTCAGGTCGGGGATCTTGTTGATCACGACCTTGTCGCCGATGTTCTTCAGCTCGCCAGCCCAATCCGTGTTTGCGATCTCGGAGAAGACGGTGGCCGTGTAGAACTTCTTGGCAAGTTGCGAAGACCACAGAGTCGGGATAAACGTACCCGATGCGGCCGGAGTCGTTGCGAATACACCCCCAACGGGAGTCACTGCACCTGCGGTGATGGTAGCCATTTGGCAGTCCTTGTTAAGTGGCGATCAGGATGTGCGGAATGGCCCTCGTTGTCCTATGTCCAGCGCACGCGATTCTCCGCAACGGCAGCGTCGGCCTCGGCAATCATCTCCGCGGCTTTCTTCTCTCCATAGCGTTGAACGTTTCGTACGTCGTAAAGCGCCTCGTACTCCGCGCGCGTGAGAACACGCTGTGCAACAGGAGTCGAAACCGACCGAACAGTCGAGGGCGCGACCTGACGCTCCAGCTCGGACTGCGGACGTGCGGAAACTGCGGGTTGAGAAGCCGGGGCGCGCCCGGTCTCTTTTCTCCAGATGCCAACCAGCTTGGCGACCTTGCCAGCGTTCCCTTTTTGGACCGCTTGCATGGCCAGCTCGCGATAAGTGTTCGTTGCGAACTCTGGCGTTGTGTCGAGCCATGCGATCCATGCCGGGTCTTGATCCACCGCAT